ATCAGTATTATGTCTAGCCCTATCAGTAAGCTCAGCCATTAAAGATTCACCGTCAGTATAGAAGTAAATCTTATTAGTTTCACTTGCAAAAGTACTACCTTTAAACAGTCTTTGAATAGTAGCTTTATTTAAATTAAACTCAACATCAAACTTAAAGCCGTTAATTTTATCTAAGTTAATATTAGGCTTAGTTATAAAACCTTCTTCATATAGATGATACTTAAACTTTACTCCATTACCGCTATATTCAAGATTATTAGAGTTAATATTAATCTCTAAAGATTCTTCTTCAATAGTATCAAGTACGTGCTTT